CAGCCTTGCGGAGTTCTGCCATTTTCATGTCGGCATAGGCTGTGGCCTGCACCGGTTCCTCCACCTTGACGGCCACACCGGCAGCCACGAGCTCGTCCTCGCGCTTTTCGGTGAGAGAGAACGGAGTGGAGTGTGGCGTCATAGCCTCCACCACGCCGTCCACTTTCAGGCCGTAGGTGCCTTTGATCATCTTGATCATGCTGTTGCCTCCTTTACTCAGGATCGGCAGCGTCCAGATCCGGCAGGTCGTCGGGATCCACTTCACCGCCAGCCTCTACCTCAACGGCTGCGATCGCTTCCACGAGCTCAGCCTTTTTCTTGCAGCCGGTCACGTCAATGCCGAGATCCCCGGCGAGGTTTTTCAGCTGCTCCACGGTCATGCTTTCGAGCTGTTCCGTCGCGAGGTGGCCGGTGATCGTTCCGTCGTTCTGAGTTTCAGGATCCTGCGCTGCGTCGTTTGCAGGTGCGGCAGCTTTGGACTGCTGCACATACTCAGCCACGCCCAGAGAGACGAGGCGGCCAGCCTGAGCAGCGTCGCACTCAAACGGGCCATGCTCCGGCGTTTTCAGAGCGTGGCGAGGGTTTCCGTTGGCGTCTGTGTATTTGATACCGCAGCCGCCGTGTGTGATTTTAATTACTGCCATGTCCGTGCTCCTTTCTGCCTTTGATTAGTCCAGCACCTTTGCTGTGATAAACGGGTTCTCGTTGTTAGGCATACAGAGAGGCGCAGAGCTGAGGATCAGCTCGCGGACGTTGTGGTTTGCGTCGCTGAGATACTTCGGAACGTCCACGCCGGTGTAGGTGTGGAACTCGCCGTCGGACTGCTCCACCTGAGTGATCGCGCCGTAAACGGTGCGGCCTGCTGCCGGTGCGCCCACTGCGATATGTCCCGCAGGGATAAAAGGCTTCACGGTGCCGTCCACGTCGGTGTAGGTGTCCTCGTAGCTCAGGAAGTCGATCATGCGGCCTTTGATATTCAAGCGGGCGATCTTGGAAGCCCCAGAAGGGAGAGTAGCAGGATCCACGCCGCCGATCTGGTAGTTGCGGTTGTCGAGCAGTTTCAGGATCCACTCATTTGCGAGGATCACGTCTGCCACGTCGGGAGCTACCAGCACTTCGGTGGCTGCCAGTCCGCGAGAGGTCAACATGTAGATCATGGCGGCCACGTCGCTGAGCATTTGCTTCCCGGAGGCTTCGCTGGTGTCCCAGTTAGCTGCCGGAGTGTAGACTGCCGGGTTCTTCTCACTGTCGTAGAAGCGCACCTCGCGTTCCTCGAAGTTGTGAAGGTCGTCCACGTATTCGTCCATAATGCAGCCGTTGGTGAAGATTACCTCGGCGGCCATGGCCTCCTTGCGTCTCATGTTCATGGCGCGGAGTTCGTCGAGATCTCCGAGCATGATCACGCCCTGCCTCTGCTGAGGTGTCAGCTGAGTGTAGAGAGCTTCGCCGAAGCCTCTCTTTTTCAGGTCGTCAATGGTGAGCGGACGCTTTGGCGCGATATAAGAAGGCGTGAAGCGCTTCATGGTGTAGCCGTCGCGCAAAATTGTGATGCCGCCCTTTCTAGGTGCCACGAACGGCGCCGCCTTCTTGCTGCCCTTTTTGTACTCCACCAGCACGTCGTCAGTGGCGAAAATGTCGCTCGCTGCATTGGTCGGGAAATAACGGTCGAGCAGGAAGGTGTGGAGAGGCGGGAGCTGCTGCACGGAGGCGAGCAGCGTGTGGGTATCATAATAATTAAAAGCCATTTGTCTTTCCTCCTTGTCTTAGACTTCCACGGCGTCAGAGATCAGGATCCCCGCAGAGCGGAGCGCCTCTTTGTCTGCGTCCGTGATTTCGTAGCCGTCGGCCACGATCAGCTTGTTGCCGTTGAAATGTCCGGTGCGGTATGCGATCGCGTGAATTGCGTCGCCCTCTGCGGATCCGGTGTCTACCGCTTCGGCCAGCACTGCGTTGGCTTTTCCGGTAGTGGTTGCACTGATCAGCTCCATGCTGTCTGTGCCTTTTGCCAGTAACGCGCCACGGGAGAGCACGCCCTGACCGGCCTTTACCTGCACACTGAATACCTCAGCGGCCGGGTATGAGCCGTTGATCAGATTGTCGAAGCCTACGGCTCCGAGGTTCTCGTCGAGTCTGCTCATTAGTTGGTACCTCCTTTGCTGGTTTTATAGGCGTTTACTACCGCCTGAATGTCTGCCGCGTCCTGCTCCTGAGTGGTAGCAGGTGTGCCGCTGTTAGGTGCTGCCCCTACGTCTGCCGCTCCAGAGTTTGCTCCGTCCGCTGCGTAGTTCGCGAGAAACTGCTGTCCCTGCGCTGCGCTCTGCTGCATTACGCGGAAGCAGAGCTCCTGAGCTGTGCACGGGTTTTCTCCGTACTTGGCGTCGTGTACGAGCTGCGGATCCGGGATAGAAGCCGCGATAGAGTCGATCGCTTCGAGGCGCTGGCGTTCTGCTGCGGCTGCGTTTTCGGCGGCCTCAGTCTGCGCCCCGCTTCTGGCGGTCTGTTCGATCTGGTTCACCAGATCAGGTTCCTGCGCTCTGAGTTCTTCGAGTGTCATGTGGTTTTTACCTCCTTCTGTTTTTGCCGCCGGTTTAGTGGTCGGCTGCTTTTTATTTGCTACCGGCTTTTTGGCCGGTTTCGCACTGTTTCGGATCGGGATCGTGCCCGGAACGTGAAGCCCTTCGACGTTATGGTGCACGCCGTTGACGATCAGGATCTTGCGGTCTGAGCTCATGCTCATGTCTGGATCTTCCTCGTCCTCTTTGAGAGAGTCAGCGAAGCCCTTCTCGATAGCTTCGCGGCCGGTCATCCACGTTTCTTTTGTCATCATGCTGCGGAGCTGATCGCTTTCGATCCCGGTCTTTGCGCTGTAAATTTCAGCGACGGCCCGCTCGCTGGCGTCCATGGACTTGATCAGCTGCTTCATGTCGGTGATGTTCATGTAGTCCCACAACATGACGCTGACTCCGTGGATCATAACCAGAGATCCGGGGAACACGGTCACGGTGTCGCCTGCGCACATAATGACACTGGCGGCGCTCGCTGCGATACCTTCGACGACGACGTTCACCTCTCCGGGGAGTGCTTTCAGTGCGTTGTGGATCGCGATCCCGGTGTAAAGGTCGCCGCCGCAGCTGTTCAGCTTGACGGTGATGTGTGCTTTGTCTTTGACTGCTGCCAGATCCTCCATGAAGCCCTCCGGCGTGATGTAGAGGCCGGGCTCAGGTTCTCCCGTCCACCAGTCAACCGGCTGCTGGCTCATTACGTCGCCATAGAGGGTGATCTCTCCCTCGTCGTCACCGGTTGCCGCCATGTTCCAGAACTTCGGAGCAGTCGCAGGCTGTGGAGCCGCGGCAGCTGCCGGGCCCATTCGTAAACTAGGCGTTTCTTTCATTTGCTTACCCTCCTTGTACGGCTTGCTTGATTTGTTCCCGGAGTACGAGGCTTCTCATAGCCTCAGCGCTTCGCCTGCGTGCGTTTTCCGGGTTGTGTGGGTTATTCTCGCCGCCTTCCTCGTTTGGCGGTTCCTCGCCTTCCTCTGGAGCTTCTGGCGTGGTTTCTTCGGTTTGCTCTCCAGACTGGTGAGGATCCGGTGCTTTGCCTTTGAGCTTTTCGCTTTCACGCTGGAGCTGTTCGACGTTCGCGTCCCACTGGCCGCCGTTGAGCTTGACGGTGCTCTGTTCGTGAGTCGAGAAGCCTTCACTACATGCGAGGATCTCGGCCGTGATTTCCTTCACCGGATCGAGCTGTCCCTGAGACGGGCCGAGCCATTCGCTGCCGAGATATGCGGCGCGGATTGCCGGATCTGTAAAAAAGCCCGGCGCTGTGATACGTCCGCGGGCCACGGCTTCGCTCATCCAAACTTCGTAGAGAGGGCGGCAGAAGTCGTCAGCCAGCCACTCGCGGCGCATTTTGAACGCCTTCCACGCTTCCAGAAGGGCCGCGCGGCTCGCACTGTATGACGAGTTGAAGGATTTCAGCAGAAGATCCGCGGGGATCTCCAGCGCAGCGCCGATCTGTTCGGCGATTGCCTTCACAAAATTGTTGAAGCCTCCGGCCGGTCGTGTCGGATTGGCGAAAACGACGTCCTCGCCCGGTTCCATGACATTGACCTGTCCCGGCCCCATGCTGTACTCGTTCGGGCCCTTTGGTTCTCCGGGTGGAGTTTCTTCGGTTTCATTGAACGGCATTTCGTCGGTGGACGCTTCCGTTTTTATGAAGGCCGTAAAAAAGGACTCTATCACGGCAGCCATGAGCTCCGACTCTGTGTAGCGCCTGAGCTGGAGCAGCGGTTCAATAACCTGCGCCAGATATGTGACGCCGCGGTACTGATCCGGCCGTTCGGAGTCCATAACGTGCACGACGTTAGGCAGGCCGGTGTGTGGCTGGTATGCCAGCACGCGGGCCCATGTGGTCGTAGGTGCTCCGATCTCGAACGGGTAGTTGCTGCGGATATGATAGGCCACCACCATGCCGTCCTTGTCTACCTCCACGCCGTCGTAGATTGTGTTCCCGTTCTGCGGGTTCTTGCCGGTGGTGTAGGTGACGGAGGTTCCGGCGCCATAGCCGCCCGGCGTTGCTATTCGATCCGCTTCGATCAGGTGGACGCGCAGGGCGTAGGGCAGCAGTTTGGTGGTTTTGTACTGCTTTATTACTCCGATACAGTCACCGGATAGCAGCCACGACACGAGGGCGAGCTGCTGGAGCCCGTAGAAGTTGTTCATGCCGGTGGCGTCGCAGGCTCTTTTATTTTCAGCCCAGAGGGCGAACTCCCTCTCGGTGTTTTTTTGCCATACTTCCGCTTGTTCAGCAGAGAGGCCCAGCACTTCCCGGTCGATCTGGCTCTTTAATTTCAGTCCGACGCCTACCACGTTAGTGCGGTTGGTTTTGATCGCAGACGTGGCGATCGGTGCGGCCATGTATAACATGCGGGCACGCTGCCGGAGCGTGTAGTTGTTGAAGTCTATGTCCTCGTGAGAGGATCCGCTCGGAGCGTTGAAGGCTTTTACTGCTTTCTTTCTCCAGCTGGCACCGGCTTCTCCGTAGCCTTTGCTCT